GCTCTACGAACATGCATATCTGACATATCAGAAACCATAATCCAATCTTGTTTAGATTTTGAAAAATAATGTTCTTCTGGTGTTGATTGTTGAGTTTCATCTGTCTTAGGAATATCTAAAAATTCTTCTCCACTCATAATAAACTCCTTTGATTTGTATTAGGTTCTTTATAAGGTTTCCAATCAAAATCTACAAGCCTATATTCTTTTCCATTGAACTTACTTTTAAAACTTTCTTCTGTGTAAGTTTTTGCAGATTTTAAATTTTCATAAGGGATTAACATGTATTCCTTACCATGTACTATACCTAAAGATTCTTTTAATCTTAAAGCTTTTTTATAAATGTAATCTCTGATGCTTACTTTTCCTAACCAAACTTTATCTACTTGCACTTTGATCATTAGTGTTTTCCTTCCTTTTTTGTAAAATTAAAACTTCTGTTAAATGTTTTGCTTCTAAAGTTTCAATAATATTTAATGCTTTTTCTTTTTTTATAATAGAAATTTCTGCACTATCTAAAATTTGAAAAGCATCTCCATTTTGAAAACTTTGCAAAGAAACATTAAAAGTATTACAAAATTTAATTAGCTTTATTGCTGAAATATTATTATCCATTCTTTCGTATTTTTGAACTTGTTGATGTGTTATATTTAATTTTTCAGCGATTTGTCTTTGTGTCTTTTTTAAAGCATACCTATGCGCAACAAGCATAGATGCTATCCTTAGTTTTTCATTCATGTATTTTCCTGTGAGTTAGTAGGGTAAGAAATCGGAAACCTACCCTACAATTAACTAGAAAGGGAGCGTAATGATTACACTCAATTTTATTATTAACCGATTTGGACATTAAATCAACTATTACTTATAAAACCTACGCTAGTAAGAATAAAATTTTACTTTTTTTTGACTTTTATTCTAAAAAAGCGAGTATTTACTCAAAAGATAGTTATTTACTTATACTTCTATTTAGGGCATAGTTTTTGTATATAGAATATGTTTAATCGGTACTCTTCTATAAACGCATAAAAATCGGTTCAGAGCTTTGGTAAGTAATTCTAAGTTTAGCTTCAGAAATAAGTTGTTTCGTTAATATCAAAGAGAGCCTCAGAGAGTGTGTGTTAAGACCTACGATCTAGAAATTTTTTTACAAAATAGTTTCTATAACCTTTAGCAAGTTATACTGATGATGTTAGCTAATAATAAATACGAAAAACTAGAAAGGTAAATATGATTAGACTTAATATTACAAAAGGTAATACTAGAATAACTAAATCATTTTTCAGTAAAGATGATTTTAGAAAATGGTTAAGACAAAATGTTGTAGTTCACTTACATTATTTTATTGATCAAATGACAAATGATATTTGGGATTTGAAAGTTTGTGAGCCTTATACTTTATATGGTTATACTTTTAGCATACAATCTAAACGTAGATCAGGTAACATATTAATGAATGGTAACTAATATGCCTAGAATAATTAATATACAAAACAACAACACTTTAATTACTAAACAGTTTGAATCAGTTGAAGAATTTTCTGATTACCTTTTAGAATTAAATACAGAACTATATTTTGCTTCTTATTTTTATGATGAAAGCATTTATGGTTTAACAACAAGAATTTGGTTTTCTAAAGGAGAACCAATAACTTCGGAATTGTTTAAAGATAAAACATTTTCGATTAACACTAACAATAACTAGAAAAGGAAACACAATGAAAAAAGGTCAAGACATAAAAGAAATGCTAAATAACATCAATGAAGATACAAAAAATAAAAGGGATTATCTTGTTGATATGAAAGGCATGCATTTAATTCCAAGTAGACATAATAATACTTTTCCAACTTTAAGTGTGGATCATTTGTCTACAGGAGAATATGCTTTAAACGATAGTTCTCTAAATAATTTATGTAGTAAATTAAAAATTGGTCATAGGTATATTTCAAAATGCTTACCTGTAAGCCAAGATTTAGTTGCTCATAATCTTAATTTTTGGATTAAGAATAATAAGAACAGAGAACTAATGCTTAGGACTTATGATCAAGAGCCTGTTAATGAGTGTAGAGCAGTATTGACTAATCGTTATAAAAGGATTGATAGCGATGTAGTTGCTAATGCTTCATTAGAAAGGTTAATGGATATGGGTGCTGAGTTAAAGTATGCACATTACGATAGAGATACCATGAACATTACTGCTGTTTTACCAAAGCTAGAGGGCGAGGTAGTAGAGGGTGATTTAGTTCAAGGTGGTATTACTATTACAAACTCTGAAATTGGTGGTGGCTCTTTAGTAGTAAAACCATTTATTTATAGATTAGTTTGTACTAATGGTATGGTTGCACCAGAATATCTAAATCAGTTCTATGCTAAGCATGTTGGCAAAATGATTATTGATTTAGAAGATGATGAGCAGTGGAAAACTATAGTTGATAAAATGGGTCAGCAGTTAGACCTTATCAGTAACCCTGAATTATTTCAGGAAAACCTTGATAAGTTAAAAGAAGCTACTGAGAAAAAAATCAACTCACATCAAATAGAAGTATTGTCTAAAAAACATGGTTTATCTGATGTTGAGCGTGCTGGTATCTTTGAAAGGTTAAATCATTATGTAGGAGAAACTTTTGTTACTTCTAAATATGACTTAGCTAATGCTGTGACTAATCTAGCTAATGACGAAGATAAATCAGATGACAGAGCAAGGTTCTTACAAGAACTTGGTGGTTTGATTATTTTTTCAAATAATCCAATACAAGCTAGAGTATAAATAAACAAATCAGTGGGGTTAATAGCCCCACTTAGAAAGGTTACTATGATAATTTTAGGCAAACCAATACATAGAAAATATCATAAGGTTATTTTGAAAATAACTATGTTTATAATTTTAATATTAATAATAGGAGTAATAATAATATGAGTTTAAAAAAAGAGTTAGATCATTCATTTAAAAAGGTAAGATTAATTGAAAGATTAGTAACTTACCATGATTTAAGATCAGATATGGATAAACTAATAAGTAAAATAGAAAAAGAAATAGTTAAACTAGACAAAGAACATGCAGAAAAGGGAGATCATAATGTCAGTAAAGGAACAAAGGCTTAAATTAATAAACGAAGTATCTTTAAAAAAAGGTTATACATTTGGAGATATGAACCCATTTTTTGTAGAGGTTAACGAATTAATGGATAAAATAGAAGCAAAGACAATGAAAGAGTACATGAAAAAGCTTAAAATAGAAAGGAATAAATATGAACAAACAATTAAAAACAGATTATATGGTCAAAGGTATGGTAGAGGAGTTCAAGAAAAAACCTAACTCCAAACTTTTAAACCAAATAATAGGTCTTAAATTTAAAAATGTAAGACTTAATAAAGATATTACTGCTGAAGCAGTAGTAGAAGATAACCCAGTGTACTTTAATTCAATTTTTGATTTATATAAATTTGAAAAAGGTATTAAAACTGACGCTTCAAAATTGTTTTGTCTATCAAAATATTATAAATATGATATTACACAATTAATAGAACGTCTTAACTAGAAAAGGAAAACATGTATATAAAACATAAATTAAAAAATGGTATTGAGTTAGACTTTGATGATCAAAACCATATCTATTATTGCAATGGTGAAAAAGTTGAAAGTGTAACAGGAATATGTGGTAGAGGCATACCAAAACCTCAATTAGTTAATTGGTTAGTTTATACTCCTATAAGGGAAATAAAAGATTCAATTAATAATATTATGGATAATGGTCAAACATTAGACAGAGTATCTCTTGAAAGAATAATACATCAAGCTACAAATAAAACTGATAAGATCAAAGATGATGCTGGATTAGTTGGAAGTGTAGTACATGGTTTAATTGAGGATTATCTTCAAGGTAAAAAAATTCCTAACCAATCTGATAAGGCAGTTGTTAATTGCTGGAATTTATTTTTAGATTGGTGGAAAACCCAAGAGTATGAAGTAGTTGAATTAGAGAAAAAAATATTTTCTAAAAAACACAACTATGCTGGTACTCTTGATCTTGTTCTAAAGGACAAGCAAGGCAATCTTGTTTTAGCAGATATTAAAACAAGTAATCATATATCATTTGATTATACATTACAGTTAAATGCTTATAAGTATGCCTACGAGGAAGAAACTAAACAAAAAATTGCTAAAGGTTTAATTATAAGATTGCCTAAAAAAGATAGCAAGATTGAAGTTAAGGAACTTCCTTTAAATAAAGAAATGTTTAATGCTTTTCTTGGTGCTAAATATATGATGTTAGCTATGGAAAGTAATAAACCTAAAAAACAAAAACAGAAACAATAAGGATAAAACATGACACAAATGCAAACACAAAGACTACCATTCTGTGGGCTTTCTTTAAAGCTTTACAGCACAGGCAACAAAGCACCAAAAATGGAATATCAAGCCTCATCAACAAAGGCTCAATTTCAATGTAGTATAACTAAAAAACTATATGGAATTAATGAAATTTCAAGTTGGTTAAACAGTCCAGAAGTACAAGAATATGTACGATCTGGTCATGTTCTAAAGTGGGGTAGTAAAACACAACAAAACGAGCCAACAAAATATGGCGATGGTATGGAACAAGTCGTAACTTGCTATATGGTTAAGCCATTTAATAGAGCTGGTTATACTCCTCAACCACAGCAACAACAAAATTATCAACAAGCTAAACAAGGTATTCAGCTGACTGATGATAAGTTGCCAGAAAGTCCAAGAGAAGAAATAGATTGGGCTAAAGAAAATGCAACTGATTTTAACCCAGAAATGTATGAACAAGAACTAGGTTAATGTCAAACGAGTTAGCTAAATACATCACAATACGACCACAATCATTTGAGCCAAATAGAATAATGGCTTATCTTGATGCTCTTGATAAAAAATATGTCAATGCAGAAATTGATTATGATAATGTTAAAGATCAAGTGCAAGAAGTATTTGATTATGTGGTAAATGAAAAAATGAGTAATGAATCTATTACTGCAACTTTAGCAAAAACTAAAGCTAGTAATGATGATAGATATAAGAAAGTAAAAAAAGAACTTTCAGATAGAAAAAAAATATATCTATATTGCAAAGTAGAATCAAAAATAGCTCATAGCTATTGTGAAAATTTAAAAACACAATCTATTAATAATATAGCTACAGAAAAGCTAATAAAAAATTAATAATATGTGGGGGAGAAATCCCCCATGTTAATGTTTAACAATATCAAAATGTTTTATATCTGTATTTTCATTAATCCCAGTATAAGAATATTCGTAATTAATTAAATCAACATCATTTCTATTTTTAACTTCTTCAATCATTTCATTTACTTTTGTAAAATATGGAAAAGTGTCTATAAATCTAAAGTTGATAAAAGAACCATAGGGATTATTGTAAGTTTCTAATTGTAGTTCTAAATCGGTTATTACTGCATCAACTTTTATCTTGTCCATTTGGACATCATACTACTTTTTCTTAAATGCTGATACACCTTTTATACCTAGAACAGAACTGTAACCTCCAATAATTAATCCTTGTAACCATAGTGGAAATCTATCAATTTGATCAAAGAACGCATCTAACTTAGCTATTACATTTGGATCGTCACTAAAAATTCCATAAGCACACACTAATAAAGGAATTGAAATCAAAACCAATACGATCTCGTCTTTCCAATCGTTAGCTTGATGTTCTTTGATTGTTTTAACCATTTCAATCTCTCCATCAATTACTCTTTGCATTTGTTTTTTTTCTGCAACAGATTCTAATATCTTTGTTTCTTTTTTGTTCTTATAAATTTCTGCACCTGTTTTAAGTCCAAATTTAACTAACGAAAGCCACATTATTTTTTTATCTCCTCAATAAGCATATCAATTACATGTTTTGCTTTTTCTAAATCTTCTATTTGTTTTTTTTTATCTTTGTGTTTTAAATTATATCTTGAAACATATTTGGTAATATGAGTTTGACAGGCATTAAAATCATTAGCCATGCAATAGGTCAAAGGTTGTATTTTAAGCCTTTTATAGTGATTCCCTGATACCTGGTCAGAAAATGCAGAATTGTTTGTCTGCGTAGCTCTATGGCTCTTTAAAAGGGTCTTTTTTAATGTATTTGAGGTCATACTATCTTTTTAATCCAATTACCTTTGTTGTCAAGCACCATAGGTAGTAATCTAGGTATCCCATTTAATATTATTCCACAACCTAAAATAAACCTAGTTTTAAAATTCTTTGCGTAGTTAAATGCCATGCTCTTTTGATTTATTAAACAACCAACATTCATGCCAAAGAATAAATTATCAGGATTTGCCCAATAACTTATTACAAATTTTGTGTGATAATGTCCTTGCACAGCAGACATGCCCATAGCTTGACTTACCTTTAAAATATCAGCACTACGTCCATGCGTAAAAAAACATCTTTGTCCATTAGACATTGTTAAAGTAAGATCGTCAATCCATTTCCATTTTCTCGTACCTAAAAAATCTCCATAAGGTTTTAAAAATTGTTTAGACATCCCATATTTTAATGCTCGTCTATAAACAAGACTTGAGTGATTTGAATCTACTTCTGTTACTTCTGGAAATATAGCTTCTAATTCTTTTATATATTCTTTAGCTTTATCCAATTCCATTCCAGCAGAATATAAATCAGGGTTATGTTCGTGCATGGAGATAGCATGAAAGTCTAAAAGATCACCTATGTTAACTATTCTGTCTGGTTTAAATTCTTTTTTAATTTCTTTTAAAAAAATTATTGAATCCTTATGTTGATAAGGCAAGTGCATGTCGCTGATCACTAAGATTTTTTTATTAGCCATACAAGTATTGCTTGTAAACTATTTTGATAACAAAGTAAATATTACATAACCCATAGCACTAATCAATGAGCCTGTGCAAATTAATAAAATTTTTTCTAATCGTTTTACTCTTTCTTCTATAATATGAATTTTATCATGAGTTAATTTCTGCATGATACGACAAAGTTTTTCGTGTGATTCTATTTTTTGTAATGCGTTTAATTTAGGCATTACTTTTTCTTTTTTTTGGTTTTGAATTTTTTAATAGCTTGAGAAATAAAGATGTTTTTATACAAAGAAACCTTTTTGCCAAATTTCTTATCAGCTTTTCTTTTAGCTGATTTATATGCTTTAGACTTTTTATTAAAAGATTTTGGTTTGCCTAATCTTTTTGGTCTAGCTTTAGCGTATATAGGTTTCTTTGTAGCCATTATTTTTTCTTCTTTTTTGATTTTTTCTTTTTCTTCATCGGTGGACGACCTCTAGTCTTTCCATAAGTTCCTTTTCCCATTGGCATAATATTCTCCTATTTGTTTGCGTTTTTCATAACACTTGCTAAACTTTCACATCTTTTTGTAGTTTGCTTGTGCCAATTACTATCTATCATTTCTTCACTAGCTTTATC